TATAGAGACCGATGCCGGCGGCGATCGCCGACTTGCCGTTCTTGCGCGGCACGACGACGAACAGGACGCGGAATCGCCTGAGCCCATCGCGCTTGCGCAGCCACCCGAAGGTGCAGCACAGGATCCACACCTGCCACGGCTCGAGCCGGATCAACTCCTTCGCGCGGGCCCATTTGCCCTTGGAATGCGGCAGTCTCTCTATGAAGCGGCACACGCGCGCCGCCTTTTCGGCATCGAACCGGTGCGGAAACGCAGCCTTCTTCTGCGCCTTCAGCTCATCCAGGAAGCGCTGGCACTGGCGGACGATCGACTTGCCGGCAGGGTTCTTCCCCGAACAGACATCGCGCGCATATTGCTTGGCGATCGCCGGATAATCGCGCGTCTCCACATTCTAGGGCGGTTATTCCGCCTGGTCGGGGATCGGCAGCTCGAAGAAGGCGATGCTCCGCGTACTCGACAGGTGGAACTGCTTCTCGCTGTCCGGCGGCACAACTTCCTCGGTCACGCCATGATGCTTGTAATCGCCGTGCTGGTAATCATCGGTCGTGACGACGCGAACGGGCCAGGAATGGGTTTTCACGCTGACGGTGGTGGTCATGATGGTCTCCTTCAAAAATCGTCGAAATCGCCCGCTTCGGGCTTGTGCCCGGAGGCCAGCTTCAGCGCGCTGGCAGGGTTGAGCATCAGCTCGCCCAGCAGCGACTGCGCCTGGCGCATCGCATCGGACAGCATCGCAACCTCAGGCCGCGCCCGGATTATGAAACCCCGCGCCGTCTCCGACTTGTAGGTATCGCCCTCGGTTTCGAGCACCGCCTGGAAGCGCTGGATCTGCTCCAGGCGCAGCGCCAGCAAGGCGACATGCTCGGCATATTTGCCGCTGGCGCGGTTTTCGGCCGCGAGGATCCCCGCGATCTTGGCGAACAGCAGCTGTGCCAGATCGCTCAGATGCATCGGGCAGATCAGCGGCGCTTCGTCGGCCGCGATCGTCGGGATCGTGTCCGGCTCCGCCTTTTCGGTCCCGCGCAGCTTTTTGATCGCCGACGAGGTCGGCTTCCGACCGGACCCCGGCCTAGATCCACCCCGCGCCATCGACCCCCAACTTTTTACCCTTTGATTTCGCCCGCGTGAAAATCTGACCACCAAGGCGGTGTCCGGCGGCGGACGTTAGGAGAGATTGACCCTCCCCCTCCCCATGTGATGATTTTCAATCGAAATCCGCGATTTTGCGCCGTTGCGCGAGCTTCCGCTCGGCTTTGGACTTCGCATCGTGGCATGGCGTGCACAGCGCCTGCTTGTTGCGCCGCTCGTCGCTTCCGCCCCACGCCAGCGGCATGATATGGTCGACGACGTCGCTAGCGACCTCGAGGCCTTGCTCAAGGCACAGTCGGCACAGCGGCTCTTCAGCCAGCACTGCAGCTCGATCGCGCATGCCGGCACGGCCGCGCTTGCGATTGTCCTTCACGAACAGCCCAGGCCGCTCCCAGGGCTTGCCGGGCTTCCAGCCCGGAGGCCGATAGCGTGGCGGTTGCGTCGGCATCAGTCGATCGACATGCCAAGCTCGATGAGCTCGGCATCGATAACCTCGATCCGCCTGTTGAGCTCAGCCTGCAGCGCGGGCTTGATCGCCTCGATCATCTCTTCATCGGCGACATTGCCGCTGATCAGATCGTGCACGCGCAGATCAGGCCGGGTGTCGAGCGCGCGCTGCCATCGTGCTCGCATGCTTGCGAGGTGCGATACCCGGGATAGCGAGGCGAGCTTCACGATCCCACCGTCCCAGTCTGCTCAGCCCGGGCCAGCACGAACGATTCCTCGCCCGGCTTGGCCGTCACGCCCAGCGCCTTGAGATCCTTGGCCCTCGGCCCGTCGGTCGCCTTCAGCAGCGCCGTCTTGTCGAGCTTCGGCTTGGCCGGTGCGAACACCTTGCCCCAGCGCGTTTTGCCCAGCGCGGCGATCAGGCTCTCATCATCGCCATCGATGGCCAGCACAGTCTTGCCGGTGCGCGATCCGATGATGCAGCCGAACAGCTCCATCGTCTTGCGCTTGGCGGGCAACAGCTCGGCCGCCGCCTTGAACCACCAGGGACGAACCTTGGCGGCGATATCGTCCATCTCGTCGACGATCGGCACCAGCTGCTCGTCGGCGGCGGTGTTCGCCTTGGCGATCGCGTCATTCCGCTCGGCCTCGATGCGCGCGCGTTGCCCGTCCAGCTCGGCAAAGCGCTCGAGCAACGGCCGCGCCTGGTCGGCGGTGCGAGGCTGGCGATGCTTGGCAGCCGTCACACCCGCACCGCCTTCTCGGAATGGGCATGGCGCAGGCCCTGCACAACCTCATCCATGCACTGCGCCCGCGCCAGTTGCGCCTGGGCAACGCGCCCGGCGGTCAGCTCGGCATGCACCTGGCGCAGGAAAGCGCGCGTCACGACGGCATCGGTAGGCGATTCGGCAAAGGCCGATTGGCGCAGCTGCTCCAGATCGATGCTCATCCGCGCCTCCGCAAATTGGTGCAGCCGCCTGGGCGCGGTTCTGGCTGGCGAAACGCCGCGACGATATCGGCCGCGATGGCTTGTGCATCGCTCTCGAGCTCGTCGAACTGCCTCTGATCCCGAACGCCCAGCGATACATCGCGGCACAGGCGGTCAAGCCTGTCGCTGGCAAGGGAGAGGCGGCTGCCAATGTCGCCGGCATGCCTCAGGAGACCTTTGGGCATGGCTGGCGTCTCCCGCGCATGAAAAAGCCCGCTGGCACCTGGGGAACAGGGGTGCCGCGGGCTCAGGGCGCAATTATCGCGGGGTCGTTTCTGCCCGGTTCGATGCGCTTTGGGCAGGGTCTATTTTGTGACACCTGCAAGTTTTCGCATCTGGTCGACCTTTCTGACCTGGCGAGCGATCAATTCGATCGGTCGACGGCATCTGCTAGTGTGGTCAGGGCATTGTCGATACCCATCAGCCTGTAGGCAATTTCGTTGAGACCCGCGCTTTGACGGATTGCTGCCCATGCGGCCACCATTTCAGCCGATATCTCTTCGCCATCGACAGCATCCAGAACAATCCTGACGCCATCGTCATCAACCTTGCATACAAATTTTGGCATTCGTGACTCCCAACGCGGTTTGGCAACGGCATGCTTCCGCAATTTCGGAGGAAGCACGCGGCTGCAGTGCTGCAGTCACATCAACCCTAGATCAACCCCGCATGCATCGCCACCAGGTCGCCCGCATCAACGCGCTTGACCGCATCGGCATGAAACCCGGGCCAAGCCTGCAACGCCTCGAGCAACAACTGCCGCGCCCGCCTCGCGCTGATCCCGTAACGCGCCGCCGCCTGCGCAATCCCGCAATCCCCGACGATAATCGCTAGTACCGGCTGCGGTTCGTCTAGTGAGGCACGCCAGCGCGAATAGGCCATCTCCGCCCGCACCCATCCCAGCGCCTCGTAGAACGCGCCATCGGCGCGAGGTGATCGGTCGACCCTCGTCTCCAGGCTCACCGTGCGGATCCCCAGCTCGGCGCCGATCTTCGCCGAGATCGCCGCGATCAGCTCAGCATCGGCCAGCTCGAACTGGTCGATCACGCCCCGGGTATAAAGCAGATGCAGCGCGCCCTGGCCCTGGCGCGCAGCATGCGCATGCGTTTCCGGTGTGCCATGGCGCTTGTGCGCATAATCACGGGTCAGCTGGTGATGCGCCTTGCGCAGCGCGCGCTCCTGCGCGGCTTTGGCTGGGTGCCGACGCGCATAGCGTGCATTGGCAATGTGACGCAGGTCGGCCTTTTCCTTGCGAACGCCCACCATGTGCGCGGCGTTGGCCCGCTTCTGGCGCTCGCGTTCAGCCTTTTCCTCTGATGTCATTCTGCTGTTCCCACCTTCGATCCCGGCGCGCAGGGTAATCCAGCTCGGCAGGCGGCAGCAGAGGCTCTTTTGTGACGCTTTGCGGCCCGCTTGCAGGCGGCGTGGCCGTCCGATCGTCAGCGTTGATCGTCCACCCCCGCGCGCGCAGCTGGCGCACCGCCAGCGGCTCCTCCTCAGGCAGGCTGAGCCCGCGCGGCCCAGGCACCCGCACCAGCTGCCCATCCGCCTCGAGCCGCTTGATCGCCCGCCGCACACGCGTGCGGTTGGTGCCCAGCGCATGCGCAATCTCGCCCAGGCTTGGCGATCCCGCCCAGTCGGCGATGTACTGGCGCACGAACTTCAGCACCAACAGCTTGCAGCTGGCCATTTCTGGCCGCTGGCGCAGTGCTTCATGGTCGGCTTGGGGGACGGGGCTGGCCATGCCGGGAACATAACAGGAATCGTTGAGCAAAGCCTATCGAATCTCTGCCGCGAGCAGTGGCAGGCATTTGCGCCAGCGATTCTGAGGCGCTTGCATCAGAACATCCCGGAACGCGCCACGAACGGAACGCGAATTGTGATGTGAGATGTAACCTGATGGCAGACTTTTACGCCAAGCCTTCCAAAAAATTGGACCCAGAATGCGCCACAAGGCCTCTTAGAGCACGACAACCGAGGTGGTGGCCTCTTTCGAATATCTGTTCCGCATCTGCTCTCCACGAGGCTTAAAACGCACTTGTGAACAGGTTTGTGACGATTCCCCTTGCCCCGAAACTTTCAGGACCTTAAACAGCAAAGGCCCCGGACGCTGGAACGTCCGAGGCCTCGTGTGTACCCGCGTTGGTGGCGGGTGGATTTGCTATAGCGGTGTCCTTTTAAGGTTCGCCATCCGCAAGGTCAACTGTCACCAACGCTCCATTTGTCGATTAATGACGGAGCTTTGAATGAGCAGTATTGAAGTTGAAATCCTGTGCGGCAGCTGCAAGTGCCCCGCCCAGACGGTCGCTGATCCCAAACCGCAGGACAAGGTTACCTGTCCCAGGTGCAACCGTAGCGACACACTCGATAATGTCCGCCGGAGCGTTGGCGAGCATGTCGCATATGAAACCTCCCGCCAGCTCAGTGAAAGCCTCTCCCGCGCCGTGCGCGGCAGCAGCGTTCTGAAGTTCACGCCACAGCGCCAGCCCCAGCGGTCCTTCCGCTGGATCACTGGCTAGCGCGACGATGAGCTTCTGATCTTTCATCTGGTAAGCCTGAAAGGGGGTGATTCAGTTGACCAAGAACACGCACCAGCGTGGCCGTGACGCCGGTACCGGAAAGTTTATCCCGGTGCCCGTGGCCCAGAACCGTCCCAAGACGACGGTCGTTGAGACGTATAAGACCGGAAAGAAGGGGCCCAAGAATTAAGCCCCTTCTCCGACGCTTTCGGGTCGCCGGGGTCCCTTTGGGCCTCGGCGATTGTCGCGTCAAGGCCGATGGTCAGCGCTGGCCACCGCCGGTCTTCATCGCGCCCATGAATCAGTTCGTCGCCAGTGGGTTTCGTTTTGTCGCAGGCGCGCGCATAACGCGTCAGGGCAAGAGAAAAGAGGGTTCCCATGGCGCACGCACTCGAGATGGAGATAGACCGCAATTTCGTCTATTTCGTTCACCACGTGACGGAATTTGTCGGTCAGCACAAAGGCCAGTTCGCGCTGCTGCGCGGTGCATCGGTTGTCAGCTTCCACAACACGCTTCTGAGTGCCGAGGAAAAGGCCGCCAGCGCATTCGCGGATGGCCTGTTTTCCATCCAGGAAGTGAACGATCAGCCTGTCGATTTGGGGTTTTACACCTATGCCGCTCATAACGGGGACACTGAACAATCGCCGCGCGCTGATTGATTGCGGCCTGCGGCCGACACTTGAAACGGTCGACGGGGTACAGCCAGTACAATCGCCATTCAGCATGCCGATCGAGCCTTTCAAGGGCCTGATCGACACCGGCGCATCGCTCACCTGCGTCACTCCGCGCGTCGCGCAAAAGATCGGTTTGGTACCGCGCGGCAAAATTCCCCTGGGCAGCGTTTCCGATGTGCGCCTGCACACCACCTATTCCTTCGTGCTGGGTGTCTGGTACTCGGAACCGAATGGCGATCCCCAGAACAGTACGACCGGCTATTTCGGCTTCGAGCCGGTCCTTGGATGCGAGATCCCGGAAAAAATCGGTTTCGACGTCATCATCGGCATGGACATCATTTCGCAGGGCGACTTCACCACCAACCGCTTCGGAGAGTTCACCTGGAAGCTGTATTAGCCAGATAAGATGGTCACTTTTTTCCGCCTCAATCGAGAGCGAAAAAAGTGACCGGGTCAATCCGGCTCTGCAAAATTATGCAGGCGGCGCGCATTCGAGCAGCTGCTTCGGCGCGTTCCAGGCCTTCACCTTCAGCTGACCGTTCACGCGCTTCAGGTCGATGCGCGTCTCGGCGTTGTTACCAGTGTTGGTGAAGACGATCATCACCTCGTCGGGCCGGTCAGGCTGCCTGAAAACCGACGCCACGGGCTTGCCATCGGCATCGATGATGCACCGCTCGGCGTCGAAGATATTGGCAGAGGAAACGTACTCGTATTCGGGCTTCCGGCTGTCCCATTTGCTGATTGGCCCCGCGATCCCGGCGATCGGCGTGGCCAGCGCAGCGGCGGCAATGACTGCTTTCGAGACTTGGTTCATATCCCCGGCCCATCCTCAAAGCGCAGCGCCTTCAAGGTCATTTCAGCTTGTCCGCGGCAAGCTTCGCAGCCGCGATCTCGTTGGTCGGCACCTGCACAGTGAACGGCGCACCCTTGTCGGCCGTCAGACGCACCGGCCATGTCTGCCCGGTGAGCAGGCCCCCAGCGGCGTCTTCCACGACCTTGGGGGGCAACCGGACGGCAACAGCCTCGAAATGATCGCAGCCATAGCGCTGGCAACGCAGGACATCGCGCGACATCACGGTGAATTTGCCTCGCTCCGGGCCATTGCCAGCGTCATAGGTTGCGCCGCTGAAAAACATCCAGTCGCCGGTATAGCGGATGTGGAAGACGGCAGCATAGGTCACCTCGCGCGTCTTCTTCTCGATCGACGCCATAACGAACGGGTCGACATTGAAAACGGAAAGCAGCCCGCCGGTGGTCTGCCGGTGCGCTTGTGTAGAGGCGACTATGAATTCGGCCAGCGGATCGTTGTAAACGCGCATCTTCGCTGCAACTTCGGCGGCAGGCACCGCCAGCGCGCGTTCGTCTTTCGAAGGCTTGGCGCTGACCAGCAGTGGCAGAGCCAGCATGGCCAGAATCAATACTGACCGTTTCATTTTCTACCGCCTGTCCGCAATGTGCTTAAGCGCCGCGCTCATTTCGACCGCCCAGGCAACTTCCTCATCGGCATGCCGCCCATCAGCATCGATCATCTTGCCGCTGGAATCGAGCACGAAACGGCAAATCTGCGGCCCCGTCGGCGCGCGGGCGAACAGACGGAACGCAGCCAGCATGTCCTTGGCATCGGGAGCAAGCGTCCGGCAGTCTTCCAGCGCGGCCAGCAGCACGTTGTCGTCGCCGCCAAAGCGCAGGCAGTACCGCGCCAGCGCATCGGCCAGCGCCTCCTGTTCCAGCAGATGGAAACTGCCATCGCAGCGTGCCATGAACACCAGCAGCCGGGTCAGCGCGGAAAGCACCTGATCCTCGCACCGCACAGCGCCAAACTGGACCAGATCGGCCAGCCTCTGGCGCGGGTCGAACAACTCGCCCGTCTCCGGGCACCACATTTCGGTGATCCGGTCCGCGCGGAACGATCGTATCTTGGCGCGCGCATGGCACCAGGCAATGACATGCTCGATCTCGCCATGATGCCCTGTCAGCTTCTTGACCGTGATCGGTCGCTGCGATGCCTCGCCGCTGGCCTTCACATAGCTGATGTACAGCGATGCGGCGGACGCGCCATCGCGCGCATCACGTGCCGCCAGGGCCGGGTCAATCGGCGGAACGAAGGCACTCATGCCCGGCGGCGGTGCAACCGGCACCTTCCTGTCTCCCAACGCCACCTTCAAACGGGAGATCAGGGTCGCCATTACGCCTCCGCTTTGTATGTGTGTTGGTCATCATGCACAGTGGCCGGACGACTGCGCCGCCGGATGATCGCTGTCGTCTCCATGCAATCGGCGAGCGATCGCGTCACCTGGATCACCGCCGTGCGATCGGTCGGCTGCAGCTTCCGGATCAGCTCGATCCAGCGCAGCTCCTCGGGCGAGACCAGATGATCGCTGGCGCCTGGGCTGGGATCATCCGTCTTGCGCAGCAGCCAGTCGAGCGACACCTGAAGCTCGGCCGTGATTTCCGGTAACAGCTTCGACTTGCGTGTACGGCCCGATGCGATCTGGTTGATGGCGCCCGGCGTGCAACCGAGGCGCTTGGCCAGCTCTGTCTGATCGATTCCGCGCATTGCCAAAGCTTCCCGAAATCGTGCAGAATCGATTTCGCTGCTCATGCCGCAATCATAACAGCCGCCTGATAGCGTGCTATTATAGTTTCCTGTTGACTGGCGATATAGTGAACTATATCCAAGCGACATGGACGACTCGCAACTTCAACGCGCGGTAGCCGCTTTCGCCGATGCGATTCGCATCGCTGGCAGCCAGACCGCGATTGCCAAGATCTGTGAGTGCACGCCTGGCGCCATCTCTCAACTGGTGGTCCGGGGTCGCCCGCTTTCAACCCGGTTCGTCCTGAAGGTCGAAGCCGCCACCGGCATCTCGCGGCACGAGCTGCGGCCTGACATTTACCCGCTGGAGCCTGCTCCGGCACCTCAATCCCCAGCCTTCGGGTCTTCTCTCCCCGAGGGTCGCAACCCTGCCTGCCCTTCTGCCGGACCCGACCCTGTACCGGCAGACACCGCGTCCCATGGTGAGACTGCAGGCAGCGGGGAGGCGGCGGGGTCCCGGAACGGCGATCACCCGGACCCCGCCGCCGATAGTCCGCCGATCGGAAAGGCTGCGGCATGAGCGTGCAGGCCAAGATGATTGTGGCGATCGTGGCCATGGCAATCGCTGTAGCCGTCAACATGCTGACGGTCGGGACCATCTCGCTCGCGGCGAAGAGCTGTTCGGCGTGGGAGATCATGCCATGACCGATAGCAATCCTAACACCGCCTGGCCCTTGCCATCCGATGACGAAAATGCAGGTCGCGTTGTCTCAATCCGCCGTATCGGAGCCTTCGCCGAGCGCCAACATGGCCACATACGACGCTCGTGCCGTGGAATTGATCTTGCCGAAGCTCTGCATGCACCACGCCGCCATGTCATCCGGATCGAAATCGACCTTTACGACGACGAATCCTTCGCGTTCCAGCTCGTCAACCATAGGCTGAGCTCGCGCAGCGAACTCCTCGTACGTGTCGACGACGTCGTCACCGCAGATTTCCTTAAAACGGGGATAATGTTCCTTGCTCGGCCACAAAATAGCCTGCTCGACGCTCCGATCCTCCATGGCGATATCCTTTCAGTCGTGAGTCGTGTCCCGACTGTAGCCGAAGGGGCGGTACCGGCAAATGCCGCCCCGGAGGCCTGCCAATGACCAAAGTCCGCGCGCCCCTCTCGATCGATGCCGCGCTGTCGCGGATCAACGATTTCCTGCCCGGTGGATGGGCGGAAATGGGCAGAATCACGGGCCGCGCCGCGCGCACCGTCCGCAACTGGAGCGATCCGGACACTGGCGAGCAATGCCCGATCGATTGTGCGATCGCGCTCGATCTCGCCTATGTCGCTGCCGGCGGCGAATGCGCGCCGCTGTTCGAAGCCTATAGCCTCAAGCTCGAAATGGCATCGATGGAGCGCTTCGCCTGCAACATCGCGCTCGCCCGCCACACCGCAGACGTCATCCGCGAAGGCGGCGAGGCGCATTCCGCCCTGGTCCGCGCCACCCTCCCCGGCGCAACCAGGGCGGACCGTGAAGAAGCCCGGCGCGAGGTTGCCGAGGCCTTGGATTTCCTGAAGCGGACGCTTCCCTTGCTCGAGGCAGATCGCGCTCCGGATCAGCATCACCCGCCGTAATCCTGAGACAACCCCAGCGAGAGGGAGCCTGGTGGCGTCCAAAACCATCAGGCTCCCAGTCGCAGACGTTTCGCCAACCACTCCGTCACCTGCCCGCCCGGTTTCGCACACCGCGCTTCCGGGCTGGCCTTTCTGCTGCCTGAAGAAAGCGAACATCATGGCCGACCAGATCATGACCGCGCAGATGCCCGGTTTCCGTTTTACCGATCCCGCAATCGCCCAGCCTGAAGCGCCGGCGGCTGCCCAGCGCCAGCTGAAGCACTGGACCGCCTATCGCTCTGGCCCGGCGCTCTCCGTCTCGGGCGTGGATGCCGAAACTGGCGTCACGCAAACCATCACCGGCGTCAGCAGCCTGGGCCCGGATGTCGCAAGCGCGATCTTCATCACCGATGGCAAGGGCCAGCGCTGGGAGCTCGTGCTGTGATCACGCCGCTGCCGCCTGCAGCGCAACCAGTGCCGATGTCACCGGGCACCTATCTGCGCAAGCGCCGCGAGGCTGCCGGGTTGTCGCTCGAGCTGGCGGCAGTGGCATTCGTGCCCTGGGGCAGGCCCGTCGTGTTCAGCAATCTCTGGGTCATTTCCGAACGCGACGTTTTGCTGCCGATGATCCGTATGGTGGCCAACCGCATCGACGAGCTCGAGCGCGATATTTGGGTGACCGATCGCACCTTCACCAGCATCCTGGCCCGCTTCATTCCGCTCGATGTCGAGATCTACGATCGGCTGACCGCGCTCACTGCCGGCATCGATGTCGGCATGCCCCAGCTATGCAAGACCTGCGGATGGTCCTGGGCGACCCCGGAAACCTATCGCGTCGGATCGGGCATCCCCGGCTGCTTGGCGGAACATGCCAACCACTTCAGCGACACTGATCCGGACCTCTGCGCCGCCTGCGCTCAGCGCGCCGCCGATGCGTCGCCGACGCCCATCATGGAGGTCGATAATGCTTCCTGACCCGACCCTCTGGGGCCTGCAGGCCGATCGCCGCCCCCGCCACGGCCTGCTCGGCGAACCGATCAGCGCCGCGATCGCCGGCGTCGCGCTTACCCTGGCCTTTATCGCCATTCCGGGCCGCCTGGCCCTCTCCCTCGTGCTGGAGCTGTTGTCATGATCCACCCTGCTGATTGCCGATGCAGCAAGTGCCCGGGCGCACCGCTCCCGTCGGCCAAGGTGCGCTTCCGCATCATCGTCGCGCTGTACCTGATCGGCATCGTTATCGGCGCCGCGGCGCTCCTGCAGGGAGGCAGCGCGCTATGAGCGAGGCCATTTCCGCCGACGATCAGCTGCGGCTGTTCATCGAGCGTATCGAGCGGCTCGAGGAAGAACGCCGCGGCGTCGCCGAGGACATCCGCGACACGTACAACGAGGCGAAGAGCCAGGGCTATGACGCGAAGATCATGCGTCAGATCGTCCGCCTGCGCAAAATGGAGCCGCATGATCGCCAGGAAATGGAGGCGATCCTCGACACCTACAAAGCCGCGCTGGGGCTCGGCTGATGTCGGGCGGCGATCAGAACTGGCAGGTCGGCGACCTCGCGCTTTGCATCTATGGTGGTCCGTGGGGATCGGTCATCACTGGTCGACGCAGAGACGCCGACTGTCCCCAAAAAGGTAGCGTCAACACCGTTAGGGAACTTTCAGTTTGCCCTAAAGGGAACCTCTGCCTCCACTTTGTCGATTACCCTCGCGACATTGCTTTCGACGCTACGGCTTTTCGCAAGATCGAGCCTCACGCCCCCGACGAGGAAGACGCCGAAACCATCCGCCTGCTGAACAGCAAACCGGTGACGCCGGTCCCACCTAAAACGCCGGAGCTGGTATGATGGCTGCGGGCGACGATCGCACCGGCATCCAAGCGCTCAGCCTTGCGGCCGATCAGGCACGGCTCATCCTGCAGGGCCAGGCAACGCAGATCCGCTTGCGTCCCGCCGCCATGGCCGATCGAATCGAGCCCGGCACGCTCGTCTGGCTGCGCGAGCCGTTCGCCTTCGCCCAGGAGGCCGATCGGTTCGCGCCGACTGTCTGGATTGCGGGTTCGCAATGGCCGAAGTCGTCGCTTGTCCACTTCCTCGCCGATGGTCCCAAGCCAGCGGAATTCGGGATCACCCGCTTCGCCCGCACCCTGCCCCGCGAGCTCAGCCGCGCGTTCATCCGAGTTGATGCGGTCGAAACAGCACCGGTGCAGCGTTGGACCGCCCAAGACGAAGCCGCGCTGGGCATGTCCCGCGAAGAATTCATCTCCAGCTGGAGCCAGGCAGCGCGCGCCGTTGCCACCTTTGGCGGCGATCCTGCTGGCCTGCGCTGGGCCGATAACCCGCGCGTCCGCATCATCACTTTCAGGCTGGTCAGGCAGAATATCGACGCCTGGCTAGGGTGCCAGCGCGGGGCAGCCGCGCAGTCAAAGCTGGCCGCAGCGGTGCCTGAAACCACTGCGGCCAGCAGTGCGCATGCAGACCGGCCAGTCTGCAGCGCAACGCCTTCCGCAACCCCGTCCGGTCACGAAAGGACCTGATCCATGAACCAGACCATAGCCTTGAACAAGCTCATCCTGTCACCCCGCAACGTCCGCAAGACGAATGGCGACGAGGATATCGAAAGCCTTGCCGATTCGATCGCGTCGAAAGGCCTGCTGCAGAACCTCGTCGTATCGGAAAGCCTTGAAGCTCCCGGCAAGTACGAGGTTGACGCCGGCGGCCGCCGCCTGCGCGCGCTGCAGCTGCTCGCCAGCCAGAAGCGCGTGGCCAAGAACATGCCCGTGCCCGTCCAGGTCATCCCGCGCGATGACGCGATCGAAGCGAGCCTGGCCGAAAACCTGCAAAAGGTCGCGATGAACCCCGCCGACGAGGTCGAGGCCTTCCACACGATCGTGCACGTGGGCGCGAACGCGCTGTCGGCGATCAACAATGTCGCAACGCGGATCGCCAACTGCGCCCGCCGCTTCGGCCGCACCGAACGCTATGTCGAGCAGCGCCTGCGCCTCGCCGCGCTCGCGCCCGCCATTCTCGAGGCGCTGCGCGAATACCGGATCGGCATCGAGGCCGCACGTGCCTATGCCAGCCATCCCGATCATCAGGTGCAGCTCGCCGTTTTTAAGAAGGAAGAGACCAGGGCGCAGACCCAGCCCGAATGGGCGCACCGCCCGGTCAGCATTCGCGAGGCGCTGGCAGGCAAGAGCTACCCGCTCGATCATCGCCTGGTCCGCTATATCGGCCTCGATGCCTATGTCGCTGCCGGCGGCAAGACCGAACGCGACCTTTTCTTCGGTGACGAGGATCGCGAGCTGCTGATCGACACCGCCCTGGTGCGCAAGCTGGCGACCGAAAAGGCGCTGCAGGAAGCCCAGGCGCTGGCGCATACCGACGGGTGGCTCGATGCCGCCGTCGCGCCGGTCGATGGCCCCTATTGGTCGACGCCGAAGACGCCCGAAGGGTTCAAGGAACGCTGGGCCAGCAATCCGGCAGAGCTCACCCTCGCAGACAAGCACAATGCTTTCGCCATCTTCCGCGTGAATGCGGACGGCACCGGCGTCGAAATGGCCCAGCACTGGTTCCAGCCTGTGCAGCCTGTCGAACCCGGCCAGGAGGACGCGGCGCGACCCGCGATCGGCCGCGACTGGGCGGCAGAGCAGCGGCAGGATGATATTCGCACGATTGCCGCCCGCCTCGCCGCGCCCAAGGTGGCCGGAACCGCTCTTGAAGGCCGCGCTTTCTGGCCCCACGAGCACCGGGGCTGGATAAACGTCATGGAGGAGCAGGACGACAAGGTCTTTGTCGCGCTGATGATCGAGGTCGATCCCGCCGAGCTCGAGCAGCGCCTGAGCGAAGCCGAGGCCGAGTATGAGGCTCGCGAGGTAGCTGCCGCCGAGAAGAAGCGTCAGGCCGCAGCCGCGCGCGAAGCTGGGCTCGATGGCGTCGAACCGATCGACACCGCCGACCAGGCCGATTCCCCCAGCGAGGAGTCGGTGGCATGACGCAGCCGACAATCGAAGCCCGCGTCGCGAAGATCCTCGCCGACCAGTTCGGCAAGCTCGATCCCGTTACCGTTACGCCGGAACTGAACCTTCGCGAGGATCTGCGCGCCGACAGCCTGGACGGCGTCGAGATCGCCATGGCGCTCGAGGAAGAATTCGGCGTCCAGATCACCGATGACGCGTGCGAGGCCTGCACCACCGTCGGCGAGCTGCAGCAGCTGCTCGTCAAGCTGACGGGAGGCGCAGCATGAACGCGACCGAACAGAACCCCCAAGCACGCGCCCAGGAACTCCAGATGCGCGCGGCCATCCGTCAGCAGGTCATGGCCTGTGGTGTTCCAGCGGACAAGGCGTCGGAGATAGTCGACCTCGCGTTTCACGGCGCGAGCAAAGCCTATGACGCCCTGACCGCAGCGACGATTGTTTCGAGCGACCAGAGGGTAAACCTCAACGCCCTTCTGATCGCGACCGGCCTGATCGAAGAACGAATGCAGAGTGCGCGTAAACTCGTCGAGTCAATGGCCCCCGCTCTGGGCCTCACCCTGCAGTCGTCGAAGGTCGAAGTCGGAGGGCAGCCGTCATGACCGCCGCCGACAAGCCCGAATTCGCACCCGCGATTGGAAACATGCCGTCGCTGCAATGGTGCAGGCTCGATCAGCTCCAGGTCGACGACGCCTATCAGCGCTCGATCGACACGCCCGGCAGCCAGTCGATGATCCGCGCGATCGCGCGCAACTGGAATTGGGATCTGTGCCAGCCGCTGTTCGTCGCGCGCCGATCGGATACGCGCCTGTACGTGGTCGACGGCCAGCATCGCCTGGCGGCGGCGCGGACGCGCGGCGATATCGACCAGCTGCCTTGCATCGTCTCGCTCACCGATGGCCCGGCACAGGAAGCCAGCCTGTTCAGCGAGTTCAACCGCCGCCGCCGGCCGCCGTCGCCGCTCGATCTGTATTTCGCGGATCTTGCCGCCGGCGATCCGGTCGCGGCCGACATCAACTGCGCGCTGCTCGCCGCGGGCCTGACGATGTCCAGGCACACCAATACGGGGACCTTCAAGCCCGGCCAGGTCATGAACATCGCCGGGCTACGCGGCGTCCTGCGCACCTGGGGGCTCGACGTGCTCACCGTCGCGTTGATGGCCATGGCCAAGGCCTGGGAAGGCCAGCGCCTGCAATATGCCGGCACACTGTTCCCCGGCATTGCCGAGGTCGTCCGCCACGAACGCAGCCTCGCCCAGCGCGCGCCGCGCTGGTCGGAAGGCCCCCGCGTCCAGGCGATCGCCCCGTTCCTCGCCAGCAAACCGCAGATGGATTGGTACGGCCTGGTCATGCGCGCCAAGGGCGATGCCCCCGGCACCAACACGCACGTCGTCTCCGGCCAGGTGCTGCTCAAGCACTGGACCGTCAAGCATCCGGGAGGGGTTTGACCATGGACATCGATGTCGCAGAAACCTTCAAGGGCTTCCACTGCCAGGTGCAGCACGCCGACAATGCCGAGATCGACCGCCGCGAAGGCATTATCGGCGTAAAGACTGTGACCATGCCAGACGGCAATCCGCTGGTGCTGCTCCACATTGCGCATGCCGACGGCGTATCGAACTGCGCGGTGCTCGATTCCTCCAAGTTCATGCAGCTGACCGCGCTGTTGATGCACGCGAGCCGGGAGGCTGCCGTGCTGAGCGCCCAAGCGGCCGAGGCGACGGTCCAATGACGAACCTCTCGATCGACATGCAGTTTCCGCTGCAATGGGTCGCCGGTCGACCGCGCACGCCGACGAGCGAGCTGAAGGGCGCGCGTTTTCGCCACGAGGGTCGATCCCTGTCGCTAAGCACAGCGATCGAGCGGCTGCGCAGCCAGATGGACATGATCACGCCCCAGGGGAGGACCTGGCGCACCACCGGCCTCGTGCTCAGCTGCAACATCCGCTTCACGCGCAGCGGCGCGCGCGATCGGAACTACAGCATGCGCGAGCCTCTTGATTCCGGCGTCGCGTTCTACTTCCACCTGGATGGGCATCCGCATGCCCTCGCCTGCGATCGATGGCTGACCGTGGCCGACAATATCGCCGCGATCGCCGCGCATATCGAGGCGCTGCGCGGTCAGGAACGCTGGGGCGTCGCCGACTTGAAACAGGCCTTTGCGGGCCATGTCGCGCTCCCGCCGCCGGATCCATGGTGGAAGGTTCTCGGCGTCGTGCCCGATGCCAGCATGGCCGAGATCGAGGCGGCGTTCCGCGCGCTAGCCAAACAGGCTCATGCCGACACCGGCGGCTCTGACGAGGCCATGATCCGCCTCAACCTCGCACGAGACGAAGCGAGGAGGGCGCGCGGATGACCTGCGAACATATCCGCCTCGCTGATGGCACTGGCATGATCGTCTGCGGCAGCAAGCCTTGGCCGCGCTCTAAGGCGCGTTGCGTCCAGTGCGGCGGTCGCGCCGATCTCGAGTGCGACTGGAAAGTGCCGGGCCGCAAGAGCGGCACCTGCGACGCGCCCATCTGCAGCAGGTGCACCACTAGCCCGGCACCGGAAAAGGAC